CGCCCCGACGTTGAAAATGGATTGCGCGGATTTCCTGCCGAGTTGGCGAACGCATCCAGCCACTCCTGATACGACAAGTCGTGCGGGCCTTTCTTCTTCCTGGGATCCTGCGGGCCGTAACGCGGGTCAGGCGGGCCGTAGACCGCATTGGGATTAGGTGGAGGCGGATACCAGCTAGGGCCGGGAGTCTTGAATGTCTCGCGCACGTTGTTGAATGCACCACCCGTCTCCATGTCGCAAATTCCAATCAAGGTCGCCAGGAAGAGATTGTAATCCCACGGCCCATGCCAGTCCTTCGCGGCTTTGATGAAATAATTGCCCCAACTCTCGGGCATCTGAACGTCTGCCTCAAGCTCCTTGCCCAGCCCTGTCGAAACCGTTGCACCTGGAACTGTCGATTGCTTGGCGAGCTTCGGATCCACGGGGATGCGTTGCGAGACGGCAAACTGCTTCTCGCGCAGCCGAACTTCCTGAACGAAGCCATCCGAGTCACATTGAATTTTCGAGCCGACAACGAAATACTCGCCGGTCAAGCCAAGCTGCGGAATGTTGACCTTGGCAATGCTGTTCTGCCTGATCATGATCCCCGGATCAACAATCGTCACCTTGATTTCAAGACTGCCGACCTTACCTTCGAAAATTTCCTCGTTGGCGGTCTTGGTCGCCTTCTTGGGAGACGTGATGCTGGAGTCGAACATGATCTTGCGGGATTTCTTGACCCACATCTTCGTGGTCGAGTCGTTCGCCGTCTCCATGAAACCCTGCTCGCCCCGCTGGCCGAAGACCCAGACAGCCGCGTAACGCCGCTGCATGTTCTTGTTGATTTCAAGCCTCTCCACCGGAATGTAATACTGGCGGATGTGCTGCGGGTCGTTGCTTGCAGGAGTGCCAAAGAAGTAGACGGGAGACGAATGGTAGTTGAGTGCTCCTGAAATCAGCGTACCCTTCGGGTCGCACCAAAGAAATTGTTTCTCCTTGCGCACGATCCTGTACCAGAAGTCCCAGTACGACTCCGAGCCGTCCGTGTAGAACGTCTTCTTGCTCTTGTTCGCAGGCGAAAGATCGATGCCGGGGAAATTCAGTGTCTGCGCCTGCGTGGAGATGACTTGATGCGCCGCCTTCAGTTTGTAGCGGTACGGAGGCGCAGTCGAGTCCACGGCGACTGAACTGAAATCTCGGCCCATGATCTGGATCGATCCACCGTCATCGAACGATGCCTCATCCGCGATCCCGTTCATGATGTAGCTGATGCCTTCTCGTCCGACACCGAAAAGTTCCAGGCGAATTTCAGAATCACGCTGGAACATCTCCAGCATCGAACCGTGTGGATCCGCAACCGAAAGCTGCCAGCTATCCGAATCGTTGTCGAGCGCCGTGTCAACGAAATATGACTCGATTGCCGTGAGCGTCTTCGGACGGTAGCCGGTGTTGTTCCAGCGAGTCGTGATGATCGCACGAACGTTTGAAATGCTGGGATTACTCGGAACGCTACTTGGCATGGACTTTGGCTTTCCTTAGTTCGCGTTGTAATTCGATTTGTAGAGCAGCGCTGTCGATCAGTGCGTCGAACTGGGCGTTTCTCCGTTGCTTGTCAGCCCCTGGATGCCGTTCGCACCACTTCTGAAATTCCACGATGGCTTGTCTATGCCGTGCCCTCACTTTTCCCTTTGCCTCGGCCACTTGACCCCATTTCAGTAAACGATCTTCGAACCGACAGGCCAGCGGTGAGTAGGTAGCTCGTAGTTGGCAGGAGTAGACTCTCCAGGCCGTGCCTTGAAAAAAGCGTTCACCCTCTTCTGGTTGAGCGGCACGAGCCTCGTCCAGAGGTTTGCGTCCTTGTAGACCTTGTACGCGATCTGGCGGAACGTCTGCACGCCCGCCTTGACAGTGAAAACGTGATGCGCTTTTCCTTTTGGGATCGTCTTGACAGCCGGGTTGGGATCTGGTGGCAGACCATGCGGATCCTCTACCTGCCCGCCGACGCCGATAATTACAAAGCTGAGCGTGTAGGCAATCGAATGCGTACGGTCGTCCGGGTCGTGATTGAAATCCCAGCTTTCAGGCAAGACATAGAGCCAGTTGCTGAGCAGCCCCGGCATGTAGAGCCGCAAGCCGTTGCGCTGATTCGTTGTCAGGATCTGAAGACATGCCTGCATTTTCAGTGCCGACGACGTGCCGGGGAAAATTCCATTCATCGACAGACGGCCTTCTTCATAATGCGTCGTCTGACCTCTGACGATCTTGCCGCCAATTACATGATGCAGACCGAGTTGTGCCTGACCGGTGCGGCTGAAGCCTTCGATACCGGCAGGGAAGCCGAACAGAGTCTTGCCGTCCGTCGTCGTGATGTAGCAACGCGGATGACGCATGTTCCCGGCGGTCGCATTGTTCGGGCCATAAATCGATCCAGGGCCGATGATGTAGCGAGCCGGATCCATGCCGGTGCCGACATCCCAGACCTGAACGACCTTCGGCTTGTCGTCAAACGCATCCGGGTTCTGTCCGCCGCCGAGAATTACACTTTGGACTTCCGCCATTTCAGTTGCTCCTCTGGGTCTTCCCTGGTTTGCCGCCCTGGCTTGGATACTTGTTGGCCCACATTTTCACTGGAACGTGTACGCGCTTCTGGGTCGTTGTGCCATCCGGATGCTTGAGGGTGATGTTCATCCAAAGCTCGCCACTGACCCCGGCAAACGGGTTATTCATGCCCGTCACCGTATTGCCGTTCGTTCCCCAAAGCTGGTTGGCCTTTGCCAGTGAGCGCTGCGATGAAATCAGACGATTCCCTCTCTGCCATGCCGCGGCTCTACCACCGCCACCCTCGCCTTGACCGGCAGGGTCAGCGTTGTAGAAGTAGTCGAAGATGGTCGCTGCAGTGCCAACAGGCCCAGCAAATTTCGCAAACTTGGCAAATTTCGCAGCGTGGCCTGTCGCATCAAGCGCGTCCATCGCAATCGCCGTATCCAACTTCCGGTTCCGGAAGAAATTCCCGACTCCTCCTGGAAAACGTCTGACCTTGCCCAGCAAGCCAAAGAATTTCGAACCGCCTTTTGCTGCAGCTACGTCTTCACCGACTCGCTCTGCATCGCTCGCAGCCTTTCCCAGCGGAGTTCTACTTCCACCACCGAAATTTCCTCCTCTGATCAACTGATCGACCACGACGACGTAGAGCGGATTCGTAGGCGAAGCGCCGAGAGTTGCGCCGCCAGCCATCATCGCTTTTGCAGCATTGGCCTCGACTAGTGCATGCCCAAGCCCGCCGCCACCACCGCCGAAGAGCCGGTTGAAAAGCGGCAATTTCCCTAGAAGTTTTCCTCCTCCGAGCATGCGGCCGACTGTAATTCCACCAATCGCCGCCAAGCCTCCCCAAGCGAGCCGGTGTGTCCACTTGGGATGATTCTGTGCCCAGTGCTGCGGGCCTGTGACAAGATGGCCCGCGCTCCAATTGAGCACCGGTTCGAACGTCTGCGCAACCTGTAGCGCCATGTTGTTGATCGCAATCGACGCCTGCTGCAATTTCGCCCGCTTCTGAAAATTCTTCCAGGCGAGTGCCATGTTGTGCGCGTCATCAACGTTGTTGTTCTGCTCGTTGACCATCATCTGCAGATCCTGGTTGAGCGACTGCACATTTCCTCGCTGCCGCAACTGGTGCGCGAGTATGATCGCTGCCCGGATTCCGTGGATACGCGGAATCATCTTGCGCAGGCGAGTCATCTCTGCGGCCGGAATTCCGGGCAGGTTGCTCTGATCGTCAAGCTGGTCGTCCGGAATTGCTGAAATTGCTCCGATCCTGCCCGTGTTCGTGATTGTCCGCAGCAATTTCATGGTGGCTGCGTACACACCACGACGCTCCACGAACTGCGGTGTAATTCCGATCCCCGCCAGAGCCTTCGCAGCACCGCCCGTCGGCTGGGCAACACTCTGTAGCAGGTACGTCAGCCCGCGCATTGCGACGGCCGGAGGAGCGCCTGTACGAACAGCCCCTAGTGTGAGACTCATCATCTGCGCCTGGGCCAGACGAGGGCTTACAGAGCGTCCTGGGGCCATCTGGAACATCGACGCCAGTGTCGGGATCTGAGCCGCAATCTCCGGGGCCGCCGAGACTCCACCCGGAGCGGTCTTGATCAGAGCGAACCACATCCGGTTGAATTCTGAGATGTTCTTGAAATTGTTCTGCCGTCCGAACGCCACATTCAACGTTGACGCCGCCTTGGTCAGATCCTCGACCGGGGTCTGAGACAATTTCGCTGCCTGGCCGATGTTCTTGATGATGTCCGGAAGCTCCGACTGCTTGACACCCTGAACAGTCGAAAGGTAGTTGATCGTCGCGTCGTTGATTTCATTGATCGGAGTCAATGAATCAACGGATGCCTGCCGCAGACTGTCGCCCATCTGCTTGATCGCGTTGTCACTGAAAATCCCGCCGCCTGCAGGCTCACCGATAGCCTGCATCAGCCCGAGTTGCTGCTGCACGTCTTTCAGTTGCCCGATCATGCGCGTCAGCCCGAAGATCGCCTGTCCTGCGACTGCATAGCGGATCGTCGTTCCCAGTGCGCGCCACTGGTCGTTCAGCCGGGTGGAGAGCCTCGTCGTGTCGTTGATCGAACGGGCAATGTTCCCAAAGCCCTGCGACACCGTGCCCATCTGGGCAATCGCCTGATTGCCACGAGCGCGGAAGGTAGTTGTAATTGTGTTGTTGATCGTGCTCATACTTCTACCTCGACTTCGATTTCACCCTCTCCGTCTCCGTTGCTCCCGTTGCTGCTGAAGCTCTTGCTGGGCTTTCTGAAATCCAGATCGACGCTGTATCCGGCCTCCTCGACTGACGGGCGGTAGATTTTGCTCTGGATGTCCTCGGACAATTCACTTTCTACGATCACTGGCTCGTTGCAGACTTCGCAGGTGGTTCGGAGGAGCTTTCCTCGGCACCAGGAGTGGACTCTTGCGAGTCGCTCGTCGTAATCGACGAGTTGGTTGAGATAGACCCAGCAAAGTTGTCCAGCAGTGGCGAAGGTGTAATCTTTGAAAGGAAGCGTTTGGCTGCGTACCATGCACCCCCAGAGAGTTCGTTCCAGTCCATTGTCTGCAAGGCTTTTTTTATGTTCTCTAGCTCCTCTTCCGGGATCCCTTCCAACGATGGCGATGACTGCTCGACCATCTCGTTGTAGCGATCAACAATTTCATCGATGTCGCTCACTTCGAGAGTGTCCAGCAATTTCTCTAGTGCCGTTCCTTCCTCGTCGTCCGCATAGACACGCTGCAGCAAATTCTCCGGCTCCCTAATTGCCCAGACGAGAGTCTGCTGCGCGGTCACACGATCTTTGAGGGACACTCCCGCAAGATCGTCGCCGGTCTGAATTGCATTCACTTCGTTCAGCACCTTGTAATACTCGGCCTCGGTCAGAGGCACGATTGCGACCCGAATTTCAGGATCACTGGGCAGTGGCACGTAATCGCACACGGCCTGCCCGAGCCGCATGCGCTCTAGCTTACGTTCCCTGATTCGCTCTGCCGTCGAAGCCACGTTGCGCATTCCTTTCGGCCATCAGTTCTGTCGCCTCCTGAACCGTCTTCGACATTTCCATTTGCACCGGCATTGCAATGAATTCCCGGTTGCACGTCAGGCATGTCGCCTTGATGACAATTTCAGCAAGCGGCCCTTGTCCTGCAGATTCTTTGACGCTGACATCTGGGTTCATCGTGTGGCAGTGCGGACAGACTGGCGGCAACGTCTCGACATTGATGACAGGATCCTGAGCGAGCCGTTCTAGAGCGTCAACGGCCCGCTCAGCGAGTCCCAGCAGAGCATCTGTCTGAATTTCAAGCTCTGACATCAGTTCTGCGGTGGCTTCCACCCTGGCACCGAGATGTCGCAGTCGAGCGTTACGTCGTTGAGCGTGGAGCGGATTGAAATCCGGTTCCAGTTGCAGCCCAGGTACGTGTAGACGTTGTTGCCGCGCTTCACCTTGACCTGAAAGTCGCGCATGTTCTTCAGCACGCTCTCGTCGTTCATGTGACCGGCAACGCCGTCCTTGAGCAGAATTGCAGAGAAGCTGACGGTGCCTTCGTCGGCCGGACGTACCCTACGCAGTACCGGGCCGTCCGTGCCGAATGCACCCTGGTAGGCGACTTCCTGGCGAGTCTCCTCCGTCATCTCCTGCGTAGCGGCGAAGTCAACGCCGTTTTCGAAGGAAATTCCCAGATCCGTCGCGGTCAAGCCTTGGAGCCATGCCACTGAAATTCCTCCTTTCTAGCTGACCCAGTTGAAGCCGAAGAGCAGGAAGACGATGAAGCAGACGAGGATCCCGAACGTCCAGATCCCCGAGTACGTATTGAGTCCTGTCAGGCTGAGCTTCATCGTTCCCCCCTAGACTGGGATCGTGAGGTTCCGCTGCACGATCCCTTCGACATGCGAGCGGTTCAGTCCGACTTGGTATGAAATACGATTCAGGTTCATCCCCTCCTCACGTAACTGCAGAATTTTCAGAACCTTCGCCTTCTTGATCGGTCGTGGCCTACTTCCCCGTCGTGCAGGATGAGCATCTGCCCATGCGATCATTTCCTTGGCCTTCAACCGCTTGACTCGCAGGTACGGCTCAATCTGCTTCAGAAATTCAGAAGCAACTGCACGATTGACCGTGTAAATCTTGTGCAGCGGAGTTCGGTTTCCGTACGACTGACTGACGCGATGCGTCAGCATGATCCCATGTTCCGCGCAGAAAGCCTGAATTTCAAACAGCACTTGCTCTTGCGGCTCTGCCTGGCATATCTCCACAAGAACCCGCGCTGTTCGGCCATCCGGATAGAACCCGATGCAGCCTTCACCGTCGAGGAAACCAGCGATGTATTGCCAGGAAATTTCATTCATGGTCATACAGGGATTGTTAGATTCGCCGCGACCTTGATCGTGGAAATTCCACGCCGGACGACGCCCGAGTAGCCGACCGTGACTTGCCGGTTGTCCGTCGAGCTTGTTACGTTGACGCTGTAGCCCTGCGTGCCGTCGGGCTGCGTGATCGGCTGAATCCACTCGCCACGCTCCGCGAGAATTGCAGCGACGCCAGAGCGAATGTGCTCCCGCGTCGATTCCGAATTCGGCTGACGCAGGTATTCGCTGTCGTAGATGTAATTCCGCACGTCGATGAAAACCTGATCCACGATCACACGGGTGTAGAGCGCGTCGTACGCCCCGTTCGTCGTGTAGACGGTGCGGAGATGCGTCGTTGCGACTCCACCGGCCACACGGGACGGCTGCAGCGGCGAGACGCCTCCCTGGAGCAAGTCTTCGAAGTCGTCCACGGCCGTACCGGAAACAACCTTGCGCCTGAAAAGCGGCAGGCCGAAGCTATCGACTTCGATCCCGCTCAGTGACGGAATGACCCACAGGTCGAGGTCATTCGTCGGATCGGCGTTCTTCGCAATTTCAGCCGCTGCGTATGCGGCTGCAAAGGAACCACCCCGAAGTGTTCCCAGCGAGTCGTAGACGCCGGGGCCGACGAGCACAAACCGAGTCGCCTGCGGAACCAACTGCGGAGAGCCGCCTGCAATTGCAGTTGCCGCCGTGATCAGGTTCGCCTTCGTCGTTCCCGCTGCCAGACCGCCGAGTGCGATCTGCTTGTTGTAGAGCAAGTCCGCGTTCGCCGCCGACTGAGCGAGCGCAACGAGGTCAGCCTGCAATTCTGAGCCGGTCAGACGCAGGCGGATCGTCGGATCCGACTCGAATTTCTCCCAGACTGCTTGCCGCTGGACGAGAGTCGGTGCCGTTCCCTTCGCAGAACAGGCCGCAATTACAGGCCCAGCCCCGGCCGTGAGTACCGCTGAAATCAGCGATGTCAAAACCGATGCGGGGCCGAATGCGTCGTTCGCCTGATCAACGCGGGTGAACGTTGCCGGTGTTGCAATTGCCGCCGTTCCTACCGTGTCCGCCTGACCTTCGATGGCGATAGGCAAGTAGATGTCTGCCGCCGTCTTCGGAATCAGGTTACTTGCGTCGAGGACGCGAGGATCGAGCAAGGTACTGGACAAATTTCCTCCTTCCTACCTATCCGAGAACGAACATGTTCGGGGGTTGATCCACAATCGACAGATTGGGATCCTGCTGAATGTCTTCGATGGTCGGGCCTCCTTCCGGCAGAAGCGGTGTACGACTGAAAATCCGAAGTACGAGCGTGCAATCGACCATCCGGTAGAGCCGGAAGTCGTTCTGCATGTCCATCACGAACCTGCCGCCGCTGAAGCTCAGAATTTCAAGGTAGCCGTCTCCTCCGTCAGTGGCATCGATCAGCCGTTGCTTCGCTAGCTGTCCGCCGAAGAGCAGCGTTAGGCTCTGTCGCGCTCTCATTCGCGCTGTAAGCCCTCCCGAGGCGTCGGACGACCAAACCCCCACGTCGAAGTTGATGTGGACTTCACGGGCCTCCTGCGGGTTCACCGTCTTGGTCACGTCGTCGTAGTTCAGGGCGAAGTAATTCTGGCCCATCCCGACAACCCGGTCATCGATGGCATCGACTTCGAAGTGGATCAGTGTCTTGTGCAACGGCATCTTGATTTCAGCGATCTGCGGAGCCGGAAACGCCATCACCACTGAATAGATGCGGGTGTTGATGTTTGACTCCACGTAGGATTTCAAACAGCGGTTTGCCGACTCCATCCAATGCTCTGGATCGAAGACTGTCATTTCAGTTCGCCCTCGTCACTTTCTGAGTTTGACCAAATTGCATCGACGGCCCTCCAAACCTCACCAGTGCGCCGCGCAGATTTCCAGTCACGGCTGCACCGGCACCGTGGACTGTCTGTGAAAATCCCATCCCGCCGCCGATGTACTTCGGATCGGCGTAGATGCTGACCCAGATCCGATCCCATGCCTCGGTGCGCATCATGAAATCCATCGTCTTCTTCAACGAGAGCTTCCTGATCGGCCTGCGCACACGATGCAGGTACGGGCTAATCCCGAATTCGATGTAATACGCCTCACGCGAGTCGTTGTAAAGCTGCCAGACCGCAGGGCCGAGCGACTTGATCTTCCAGCCCAGGTAGTACCGGCCTGTAATTCTGCGCACCGGGATTTGCCATGCAGCGGGACTGGACTGATACTGCGGGCCTTGCTTGGAGAATCCACCCAGCCCGGTTGTCTGGTGGCCGGTGAGTTGGTGAAATTCTGTTCTTGCTGCGCCGGGATCGTAGGGGCCGAATGACATCTCCCTGGCAAAGCCCTGGTTGAGCAGTGCCATGTGAAATGTCAACTCGTTCATCGCTGCGCGCAGGCGAGAAGGCACGTAGACCTCTGCCCATTCGATTGCCTCCTCCAGCGCGCGAAACGTCTCTTCCGTCGGCTCCAGGAAAGCTCTGCTGCTGTGGTATCTGGTGAATCTCGCCATGAAATTACGGCCCCAGTGGCTCGATTGCCATCAGACGCAATCCTGTCTCCCAGTGATGCCGGGGATTGCCGTCTGCCGGATCGGGGATCAGGTTCGCGTTGACAACGAAGAATTTCCTGCTGTTGTAGATGATGTACTCGTCGCCGCTCTGCGACCAATCGTAGAAGTCCAGTGAAATTCCGCCCCAGGACTCCGGAAAAATTCCAAGATGGTCGTCCGCTTCGATTACGCCGTAGATCGCTTCGATCATCTCGGACTGCAGGCGAGTTGCACGAGTCGATTGGATCGGCTGCACGAACGCCTTCACGAGCGCATGCACTTCGACACCTGGAAGCAGTGCGCGCTCATTACAGAGCGGCGCAGCAGGATTGGCGACGTGCCAGTCCATGTCCCGCGAGCCTTCAGGAGTCATGCAAGGACAGGGTTGCATCTGATCCACGTAGTCACGGTGGTACGTGACATCCGAGCCGTGCTCGCTGACCAAGCTGACGAAGTGATCAACCGTTCCGGGCATGAAATTTACCTCTGGGTTGTGGTACTGAAATTACTGCGTCACTGTACTTCGATGATTGTCCTGCTCAGGTCGGCTGCAACAAGCTGCTTGTAGCCGCCTGCGACTTCAATTTCCTGCAGCAAGAGCACGACGCTGTAGCTCCTGCCCAATTCCAGATTCGCCGCCTGCAGCAGCTTGTCGATGTTGTCCCAGTAGGAACCCTTCTTCGACGCTGCGGAGAGGTCGAGCGAGACAAGTCCTGCGACCCACTTGCCTCCCGACGTGGAAGCGAAGGAGACTGCCTTGGCGATATACGAGCGGGCCATCGTGAAATATGTCAGGCCGCTCAAGATTTTCAACGTCACCGCATCCGGATCGACAGACAGCGGATCCTGTGTGTGCAGATACTCCGAGACTGCGACTTCCGCCTCCTGGCTGACGATGATCTGATTCAGAGTCGGATCGCGGAGCATCACCCGGTTGACAATTTCACTGACAAGAGTGGACGTACCACCCTGCATCGGTACCGAAAGCTCTCCGACGACGTTCGCCGTGTTCTCCCAGGCAATTGCGAACCAATCTGTCGTCGCGGTTGCATTGGCCGTCGTGTAGCGGGTGATGTAATTCGGGTACGCTCCAATGGCCTGCGTCACGTCGATTTCGGAGAACGGGCCAGCCGAATCCGTCGCCTCGTAGACGTGCAGGGCGTACAGATCCGGCTCGTCCGGCGGAATGAATTCAAGTGCTACCGAGACTGCCATCTCCCCTCCCCGCTAGATGCTCGAAACTGTTCCGGCCATTACCAGGATGATCTGAGCGTTGTTCCCTACTGGCACGGTTCCTCCGTTGAGCCATGAAATTGGAGTCTCCAGGTACGTGGTCTTGTCCACGGTCGGGCCGGTGATGCTGTAGCGCTGAAAACTGGATGCGTTACCCTGAACCTGAAATCCGACGCGATTACCGGCCGTTCCCCAGAACGAAAACGCATTCGTGGGATCGATGTTGTCCGTTGTGTTCTTGTACGTCCACAATTTCGTTGCCTGCGTCGGGTCTGCGGTGTTGACACGCACCTGACTGTTCGACGGCGGTTCGGTTATGGACGTGCTGAACCTGAAACTGAAAAGGTTCGATGTCGATTCTCCTGGAGGGCCAGCGGGGCCAACAGCACCTGGAGGCCCAGGAGGCCCAGGCTCACCGGGAGGCCCAGGCGGGCCAATTACAGTCTCGATCAAGGAGCCTGTCTCCAGGGTTCCCACATCCGAGAGCGTACCTGATGCCGGAGGTTGAGTGCTCATCAGTTGCCCTGCCTCCCTCTGCGTAGCCGTGAGTGTGGAGTTGAGCATGAAATTACGCCTGGCTCCCCAGTACGCCGGTAAGGATCGGTCTGTCGATCCCGTCCACGGCCGAGAGGTAGCGAATCTTGCCCGCCGTCAAGCCGCCGATGTGGTACGTGTCCTTCATCGTCCCGTGATCCTGGTCTGAAATTCTTGCCGTGAGAGTCGCAAGCTCGTTTGCATGACCAAGCTCGACCGGCTTACTGACGACGTAGACGACGGCAAGCTCGACCGTCGTGGAGGCGTCCGAAGCGCTCTTCTGGTAGTGCTGGGCCAGATCGACGTACTCGACCGCCGTGAACATGTCCGTAGGAGCCACTGTAACGGCTTCTGAGGCGTTCTCAGCCCCTGACCCTACCTCCGGTACCCCCTGAGCCTTAGAAAGGCTCTCAGAGGCTCCTGCGAGGTCTTGGGAAACGACCAGATTGGCCTGCTGAAGAGCCGCAGCTTCAGAAATAGTCCCTAGTTCTATTCCTGGAATCGATGAAATTTCGGCAGCTGCCTCTGCAATTGCTCCCGAATCGCTCACCATGACCGGAACTGCGACAGTCGCGCTCTCCGTTGCCGTGGCTGCGTCCGTGCCGCTCTTGAACGTCGTCGTGTTCGTTGCGCCAACGTCTGTTCCAGCGCCGCTATCTGTCGTGACGAGCTTCCGCTGTGAAATTACTTCGGCTGCTGTGCCTGCATCAGTTGCAGGGAGGGCTACCTGCGTGCTCTCGCTGATTCCGCCTGTGTCCGGCTGCGTAGACTTGGCGGCAAGGACTGCTGCATCACTTGAAATCCCGCTGTCTGCGCTACCGACCTGAAGAGCCGAGAGAACAGCCGAAGCAGAATCTGCTGCAGTAGCTGTGTCGGAGGTTACGAGCGCAACTACCTCAGTGACAACCTCTGAAATTCCATTGCCGTCCGTGACTGTCGGCCTGACAACAGGAGCAGCAGTCTCTGTAATTCCATTTGCATCAGTCGCCGTCAGCTTGGCAACGAGCGAACTGCTGTCTGCTCCTGTGCCTGCTTCTGTACCCGCCTTGAAGATCCCGGTACTGGCAGCTTCCAGAATCGTTCCCGTATCTGCCGGAACGACCAGCTTAAGCGCTGAAATTATCTCACTGCTCGTTCCTGCATCCGCGGTAGTCTGCGCAAACTTGTAATTGGCCGTTTCTGTCGTAGCTCCGTTCGCATCGGTTGCGCTCAGAGGAGCAACAAGAGTTACTGCTTCAGCCAGGGTGCTGTTTACATCGGCAACGGTGAGCTTGAGCGACGAGACGATTTCTGAAATCGTGCTGCTTTCAGAGACAGTCGCACTGACGGCTTCGACGACTGCCTCTGAAAACGCACCATTCGTATCAGCCGCAGTCGTCTTGACTGTGACCAGGGCCGTCTCTGAAATCGTCCCATTCTCGAAGGCAGGAACAGTCGCACGGGAAACGAGCGATGTAATCTCGCTGACTGTGCCCGCGTCAGTACCACTGATCGGGACAACCGTCAGGATGAAGCGAAGAGGATCCCCACCGCGAACGGTGGAGCTTCGCATCTTGAAGGCGCTAGCCACTTGTCTCCTGTAGCTGCTGCGTTAGCTGCTGAAGGATCTGCTCCTGCCTGAGCAACTGCACTTGCTGCCGACCAATTACAAGATGAGCATCCTGTAATTCATTGGCAAGCTGCTGAAGCTGCTCCTGTAGATCCGGCTGGCCGTTCGGAGACGGAGGATCAGGAGCAGGAGTCGGAACGATCTTTGGACGACGTGCGCGAGGAGGACTCATGGTGTCGTCGGTGTAATCGGCTCAGGTGTCGGAATTGTAATCGGAGTTGGATTTGCGAAGTCGTGTTGATCGTCCGTTGCAGCAGTAGCAGCGCATGTGTTGGAGCAGAAAACGTGCGACTGCGTTGCCATACCGTAGATTTCACTCGTGATGAAGAACCAGCCAGTCCGGTCAGCCGGATCGAGAGTGTTCCCCGGACAAGCCGGGTTGTCACAGACGATGTTCAGCGTTGTCGTTTGTTCGACAGGCAATTTCACTCCTTTCTACGGGACAGTGGCGATCCAGTTGATGGTTAGACCGACACCAGTTCCGTTGTAGACCGTGAATTTCGAAGCCGTTCTAGCCCCAATGGTGACCACATGATTGGTCGAAGTTGGATCCTCAACGGTAATCGAGACGACTGGCACTCCAGAAGTAAACACGGCTGGGTAAGTAACATCCGAAATTCCCGACGGTATCGCAGTTGATCCTGCCTGCTGCTCATGCCCATCGATCCTCCACCACGATGACCAGATGCCGCCGCTCAGGTATCGCTGCCAAATTTCCTTGGCAGCATGACGGAAAAAGACCTGACGGCAGGCACCTGTATAGGTGATGTTGGCGACTTCAAGTGCCCCGTAGTCATTGACCGGTGCATTCGTGTAACCAGGTGCAATTGAATACCAGCCGTTGTTAACCGCATTGTTGAAATTGCTGCCCGGAGGAGGCGGGCCGACACCGAAGCCGTTACTGGCATTAGGTCGAATTTCCCCATCGACAATCAGGTGGCTGTTCGTTCGCAAGGTGTTCGCCGCCGAGCGATAGAGGAAGGTGTCAGATGCGGAGCCGAAGTAGAGCGCGTTCTGGGCGTTGGCAACGTCCAGGATGATCCCGCCGCTGGCCTGGATCGAGAAGCTGGCGGTGGAGTTCACGTACAGACGCGCGCCAACAGTGGTATCCCCGTTGCGCTGCCACTGCAGAGCGATCACTTCGCTGTTCTCGGCATCGTTCAGCGCGGTCAATTTCATCTGGCCGTCGGTGAGGGCGTACATCTGCCATTTCTTCTGATCGGCGGCGTTGCCAGTCGAGTTCCAGGAGAAGCGCGGGTACGACACGCTCTGAACTCTGAAATCCGCAACGCTGCTCGTCGGCTCTAGCACCAGCCGCCCCAACCCACCGCGATACAGATTCGTATCCGAAGAAGCACCGAACAAAATACTGGAGTTCGCTCCGGCCGCAATCAGCACTGCGCCGCCACCGGACTGGCTGAGGATCGGCCAGTTACTCGCCAGCCACTTGTTGCCGTGCCGGAACAGATCCACATCGTAATTGGTGCCGTCAGACCACCCCATGTACCCGTCGGCTCGAATATACCAACGAACAATTGTGTCGCCCGACTTGTTCGCCATCAGCGCCCAGTCGCTGGTATTCGGCCTGGCGAACTGTAATTGCGAGTTCGTGAGCATCGCCGACGCAGCCGAGCGGTAGATGTACGTGTCGAGCGCGGTGCCGAGGTAGAGCGTCGAGGCAACGTCGAGCGAGCCGCCGACCCAGAACGACCCATCGGTATTCAAATTTCCTGCCGACGAGCGATAGAGATTAGTGTCAGGTGTGCTGAAATTCGCCCCCGAGTGCCAGCCGAGCTTGCCGTCATTCGTGACGTTGAAGCGCCAGCCACTGTCCCCGGACACGTAGGCATAGAACGCGCTGCTGCCACTCCCGACGCCGATCCCGGAGATGATTCCATTGTCCGCGATCAGCGTGCCCGGCGTCCTGATGTAGTTCGCTGAGTGTCGGTAGAGATGCGTGTCGTAAGCGCTGCCGAACCAGAGACTTGTGTCGGAGTTGCCGAAGCCGACGACCATGAACGTCCCAGCGATGAAGCCGCCGTCAGTCTTGAGAACGCTCGCCTGCGAGCGGTAGAGGTTTGTGTCCACCGCAGAGCCGAAGCGGAGCATCGCTCCAGTGCCACCGAAGTCCACGTCGAGGTAATTGCCGACTCGGAAGCTGCCATCGGTTTTCAGAACCGTCGAAGCTGTGCGGTACAGGTTCGTATCGGCCGCGCTACCGAAATACAGCGTATTGATCGTGTTCATCACCCGCTTGTCCACGATCTTCGCCGCTGAAATCGAGGCAATAGCTGCTGGCACTCTCACGGCCGCTAAGACGAGTTTTCCTCCCGCGCTGGGGAAGACTGGATTTGCAGCAGGAGTACCTGCGACCGCAGATTTCACTCCCGCGCTGTCCACACAGATCAGATCGAATCTCGGGTTCGTCGCATCAGCCGTTGTAATCGTCACGTTGCCTGCCGTGACCGTTGCGACTGCGCCGTTGACACAGACCGTGCCAGCGGCAACTGCGACTGTCATGTTCGGCGTTCCCTGCGCAGTTACCGCGCAGCCGGTGACGACGCCAGTCCAGGAGAAGCCAGCGGCAAGTATGTCGCTGAAATCCCTCGCATCTACCTGAGCCTGCGAGGGATCTTCAGCGTCTACTGCGTTGGGGATCGTGAAGGGCATCTACGAGAATGTAATTTGCGCGGTCAAAGTCCACGTACCTGTGGATTTCGTTCCCAGCGCCGCCACCTTGCGGTTGAGGTTGATCGTTCCCGAACCGCCCAGTGCTCCAGGCGATGTCGCACCAGCCGCAATCGCCCATTCGGCCCAGACGTAATTCGCCTGTGCCGAAGTGAAGTCAGACTGAAAGCTGACAGTCTGGTTCGACCGAGACGGGTACGTCGCGTTCATCGCGTTGTACCAGCGGTTCGACGCGGCCTGTAATTCGACCTGCGTTGCCGCTTCCGCCGTGTTGCTGTCTCCGACGCCCGTGTAGGCGTTGGCGTTCGACCAGGGGTTGCCTGCGACCTGATTGGACGTGACGGTTGCGATCATCGTCATGTCCTCCAGCCGCTGGATGCCTTCGTTCAGGAGCAGGTTACCCTGAATTTCAGCACATTCCTCCGCTGGCCCCACAACCGACCGGAGCACGCAGGAAGGAATCCCTTCCTTGATCGGGATCAATCGGGGGATGAGCAAGCCGCTTCTGCGAACTAGCTCTCCGGGAGAATGTGAAATTCCGGCTCTTTCGAGCCTCCGCCGTGCGAACTCCACAGCCTCCTCGCTCCACTTCTCGCAGATCCAGAGCGTCTTGTGCTTGAGCGTCTCAGTTTGTGGTGTCACCGGACACCCCCTCATCCCCCGAAGTTACATGGCTGTAGTCCAGGTCAGCCACAGCTTGAAGTTCCGGCGGAATTTCATCTCCCGCTTCCTGTAATTCCTGAACCGCGACTTGCGCCTGCGCGACGACGGACTGGATCGTCGGCATGCTGGGATCGGGAATGATCGTGCTGGGGTGAAGCTCGTCCTCCTCGCCACCGAGAGCGCCGCCATCGACCAGCGCCTGGATGTTCTCGTCCGTCTGCCCCGCAGCTTCCAGATCCTCTTCTGAAATCAAGTCGCCCGGACGAAATTGCTTCTCGATGATCGGGAGGTTGATCGCCGTCAAAGCCTTGTACTGCACTGCCGACTTCTTGGACAATTTCCCTCCTTTCACGTTTCAGCGGGGTGCCGGTCGGGAGGGCTACGCTACCCTGCGGCGGGAACTGCTTGCGTAGCTTGGGTTGAACCAACACCCCGCTGAAATTTCGAATTACGTGGACGACGTTGCCAGCGTGATCTTCTGGACAGAGTTGGGCAGATCCAGGTACAGCCCGCGACGTGTGCGAGCTACCTGCTGTCCTTCGACCAGACGCGAGATGTCGGCAGGGCCGATGTCCACGCGTAGGTCGTGATGCACGAGTTCCTTCATGCGCAACGCCGGGGCGATGAAATAACACGTTCCCGCAGTCACACCGGGATAGGTGTAATTCTTGACGCCGTTCGTCACCGTCGCGCCGTTGTAGTAGATGATCCCCTCGACCGGCACGCGCCGCAGCGGGTTGCCCTGCGAGTCCACGACCGGGGTGAGCAGTGCGTCTTCGATCTGGAAGCGGTCTGCCTCGTTCGCCAGGATCCAGGTAGGGATGCGCTGCGGGACTGCGAGCGCCGCCGTGCGGTACGCCTGCTGAAATCCGACGAGCGTGTTGGCGACGAGCGAGCCGTTGCCGGTCACTGCCGCCGTGGTGTTGCCACCGCCGTAGGCGTAGGCGATGATCGGAGACAGGTGGTTGTGGTTCAGAAGGTAATTGTACGCCCTTCCGAACGCACGGGAGTTCATCCCGATTTCATACGAACGGTCGAACTCGATCATGTCCTCCGTCCACTCGAAACCACCCGCGTACGTCGTCACGGGCACGAACGTCGGTGCTCCCTGCTTGGCGAGCGTTCCGAAAATTACCTCGCCCGCTTCCATCTTCTCCATGAAGACGATGTTCGCGTCGAAGAGCACGTCGCCGCCGATCTGTACGGATCCACCGGGGAACGGGCCGTTGATCCGCTCGTACAGCGGCTGGTAGAGCAGCGGGACTTCTGCGAGTCCCACGTCGATGTCGAGCCGCACCTTCTGCAGCAAATCCATCGCACCCTGCGAGGTCGTGATCATCTCGCCCACGCTCTGAAGCAAGTCGATCACGAGTGCGTCCCGACGAAATTCCGGGACGAGACGTGCCTGCATCTCGCTCGCTGAAATCATCTGGACGGTGGCGATTTCACCGGCCAGCACTGCGGGCCGGTTCCATTGCCTGTGCGTCAGATCGCTGTCGTTGTTGTCCGGGCTTGCGATGCCCATCGACGCACCGACAGGCGGGCCGAACGTGCCGTCGTGGCCGATGGTGAACCGTCCGCCCCGCATGCGCTTTGTGATGGATTCCATCGTCGGCGCTTCCGGAACGAGGACGGAGCTTGACCTACTCATGAAATTCCCTCCTTCCTTATACGCCGATGTTGAGGATGCGAATCGCCGCGTAGCCGTTCGCGTCCTTCGTCTCTTCGACCTTGGCACACGGGGAGCCTGCGACCGTTGCCGAGAGGTCGGTGTCGCCGCGCTTGATGCCTGCGCCGGTCGTCCAGTAGAGCACGTCTCCGATTGCAGGCGAGAGCGCAGCCGGAAGCTTCACGTACCAGATCCGATCCGGTGCAATTTCCATGTCCGCCGTTCGGAGCGTGTCTGCGGAGTTGATCGTCTTCATGATCACCCCGTTCCACTGGTTGAGGCGGAAGAACTCCCCGAACGTGTATGTCCCGGCAGGCCAGGTGTAACCGTTCTGAGTCGCCCGCCCGTCATGCTTCAGTTGGCCCATCTCTCCTCCTCTCTGAAATTAGGCGGGTGCCTCTTCCTCGTCCTGCTGGTCGATGTAATCCTGCACATCGGCCTTGGTGATGTTGCCGTCCTTCCCGGTGCCCTCGACCTGGGCCAGATCGACTCCCTCGGCATCGGCAAGCTCGCGTGCTGCGTCGGATGCCGTCACGTCCTCCGCAGTGGTCTGTGGGGCCACAGGAGCGCTCTGGACGGTCGCCTCGCCCTTGAGCGTCCCGTCGTACCCCTCACCGTAATCCTCGCTCAGAGCGGCCGGGTGGCCCTCGGGGAGATTCTCGGCAGCGAGCGGGTGAGACGAGAGCGAAACGAGACGGCCGACCGATGTAATTGCTTCCGGCGAGCCGTATGCGGGCGGGCCGACGATGGTCGGACGCATCTCCATGCCCTGCTCCTCCTCCGGGACGTAGGGGTTCATTGCCTGCGACGGAGCGGCGAAGACGACGCCTTCGTCCTCCGCGTCGAAGTCGAAGTGCTCACCGGCAGCGACAACCTCGTCGTTCGGCTGCTGCTCGAAATCGTCGGACACGATTTCAGCTTCGACCCGCTCCTCGGGAGGAGCCGTGCTGATCTTCTTGCGGGGTGGTGCCATGAAATTCCTCCTCTCCTACGCCGAGCGGACGCGGATCGAAGATGTGGTCAGTCCGGCCTTCAACTCGCGCTGCTGGCCGCGACCTTGCTGGGAGGACGACGGCGGCGACGGAGGAGTGCCCTCCATCTCTGAAATCGTCTCCTTGATGTCCTCGTTGGAGTTGATGACCTCGTTCACCATCTCCGTGACGAACTTCTCGTCCTTGTCGCTGTCGCCGGTGAGAGTGAAATCCTTGTCGCGGATTTCACCGACGATCACGCGCTTGACGAGTGCGCGATCCTTCTCGTCTCCGCCCGTGAGCCTCTTGCTGAGCACGGAGTCGAGCACGGAATCGCGCAGTGACTTCCCGGCCGCACGGAGTTGTGAAATCGTGGCCTGCACTACAGCCAGCGGCTCCGTGTCTTCCTTGAGGCCGAGCAGCTTGCGCAGATCGGGGATCAGATCCAGCGTCGGCTTGACCGTCGCCTCTGCCGTCTCCATTTCACCGATCTTCGTGTCGAGCGGGGCACGCACGTCGTCCTCGATAGCCTTGACCACGGCGGGATTGTGCGCGCGAAGCTCGTTTACCGACAGTGCTGCAATTTCCTTCGGATCCACTGCTTTCCCTCCTTCCTCCATCTCGCTTGTGAGCGCAACGAGACGCGCACTCATCCCGGCCGCACGAGGCCGAGCCAAGTCGATTGACTCCAGATGAAATTCCTTGATCCGGACTCCCTTCTCGTGCATCTCCTGTGCGACCTTGCCACGCCAGGAGACTGTCTTCGCCAGACCGCGACGTGCGTAGTCCCTCGCCTTCGTGCCGGGAAGGAAATACGCCTTCGCAGCCAGCCTTGCCCCGCTTGCCGCCGAAAGCAGCTTGGCCCCCACCCACTGAAGCTGAATTTCAGGGAATTCGTAGGGGTCGTCGTCAGGCCGGATGTGACCGAGGTATCCGACAATCGGCTCCGTGCTCGCGGCTGAGTTGATTTCAGTCGCAACGCCACCGAAGAGTTCCGGCCCCCAGAAGCGATTCGACTTCGACCAGCCGCTTTCGATTACGTACGTGCCGAAGATCGGACTCGTGTCATCACCGACCACTTCGCTGAGCAGCCCCGCTGAAATCGGGACTGCCCCACCCGATACCGAGGCCATCTCCGAGACGAAGACAACCTCGACAGGTTCGAAGATTTCAGTGATGAAATCCGACATGACTACGTGTACTGCGCCCGGCGCAGCTTCTTGCCCTGGTTCTGGTTGAAGAGCGTGCGCGGGATCACGTTCTGATGTCCACGGGACGCCTTACCCGGAACGCTCATCGTCTTGCGTGTCGCGGCGACGGAGACTTCCCTGACCGCGCCGTTGCCCTTGGACGGGTCGTAGAGCACGTTCGGGTTGTTCGTGAACTGGTTCGCAACATCTGAAAATGTAGCGACCGTGACTCCCCGGTTCGCTGAAATCAGGTTGTACGGATCCCGGACGTGCAGCCGCTTGACGCCCGTCCTCTTGGTCTGTCTGACTGGTGCCATCAGAGATTTCCTTTACTCTTGATCGTCGTCGCCTGGATCGTGGCCCGTGCTGCCTCACGCTCCGAGGCGTACGCCTGCAGGACTGCCGGTGCTTGTGCATCGCCAATCGTGTCGTCGCGGATCCCGTGCTGAATTCCAGGAGCCGCCTTCGGATTTCCTGGGCCACCGTAGCCGGTGCCCAGTTGCTTCACTCTCAAGATCCTTACCACGAATTACCTCCTTCCTCTTCCCCCGACCGGGGTCTGAATGAATTTGAACCTTGATCCGGCAGGGAAGCTGGCCGTTGCCGGATTGACACCGCCGCGTGCGAGGTTCTTCATGTGCCGGATCTGCGGCATCCGCATCACCTTCAACGGCCCAGTGCGTCCTGCGTAGCCGAGCGTTGGATTTCCGATTGCCATCGCTCCTCCTAGTAGCGGACGAGCCGCAGGTATTGGGTGTATCCGGCCGGGAGCAGCGGCAGGATTCGCTTGCCCGATTTCCTGTCACGCAGTGATTGGTTCGACTGCGTGATGATCGGTGTTACTGAAATTGCCCCCTTCATCTCTTCCGCCTCTTTCTCCTCTGCTTGGCGAGGGTCTTTGCCAGTGCAGCCTGCCGCTTGGTGCGTGTGCTGGCCCTGGAATTCTTGGCGAGCACCTTGTTCGCGTAGGCACTGGTGCTCATGCCTGCGCGCTTCGCCTTCGCACTGAAGGCACCCGGTCGCTTGATCGCGCCTTTGATCCAGTTCTTGTTGCCACTGGATTTCCTTCTTCTTGAGGAGCTTGCACGCTTGCGCGGCATTTCACTTGCGCCTCCTCTTCGGCTTCGCCCGCCTCATCGCCGTCTGCGCTACAACCTTCGGATTTCTCTGCCCGAGCTTGACCCTGCGCGCACTCTTCTTCACCCGCAATTTCCTTCTACGGCCGGTGCGCGGAACGTGTGGCCTCGCCCTCACTGCTGACCTCCCTGAGCTACCGGAGTGCCGCCGCCCTGGTGGTAGTAGTAGTTGTATTTGCTTCCTTGCCCACCGCCCTGCTGGTTGGGGCCAGGAGCCGGATTCAACTGTGCCTGCTGCTGCGCCTGCCTCTGCATGTCCAACTGCGCCTGCTTGCCCTCGTCAACCGACGATTTCATCACAGGCAGGAACTGCTTCAACATCCGCCGGTACGTCTCGTCCGAGATTTCACCGCGCTGGGCTGCGACTTCCAGGCCCATCACGAGTTGCTGGAACGCCTGGTAGAAGACAACCTCGTCGTCCACCCGGATGATCTGCCATGAAATTTCCGGCCTGACTGGGATCAGGCCGTTCATGACAAGCACCATCTTGCAAAGCTGCTGGATCGGATCCGTGAAATTGATGCGCTTACCTTCGATCTTCTTCAGCAGCGGCACCGTCTGTGCGTTGCGGTCGGAGTTGGCAGAGCCTGAATCGACTCGCATGAACGCCCACTCCGGAGTCTGGCTTGCGATGCAGATGCAGTCGATCAGGAATTCCAGCAGGACGTGGGTATCCCCGAGCACACTCTTGGCCTCCAGAAACGAGATGTCCTCGTCGGTCTGAACAAAGAGAATCTCCCGGCCCCGCCAGGAAATTTCACCGTCCTGCTTGATCTGTCCCGTCTCCGTGTCCACTGCCTCGGGGAAGTTGTTCATGATGAATGGAGCCACATCCGTCAATTTCATCATGACCTTCGGAGTCGAGTGGTAGCCGTGAGCCTGCAGTCCCTGGGTGAGCGCGTCATGGAAAGCCTGGATGAACGGGATTACAGTTTCCAGATCGCTCTGCCCGCCCTTCAGTGTGGAGTCGTACTCGTTGTAGACCTCAACCAGCGGCACGAAGCCGTAGCGATTGACTGCTTCCATGTCGGTCAGCCACTCGCTGGTCGTGTTGTCGAAGAACTTGAAATCGTCGCGGGTGATGAATTCCAGTACCTCGTGCTCCTCAACAATCGGATCCCGGCCCTGGGCTATGTCGCCCTCGTCCTTGATAAAGAGCATCCGGTGGTGAATTACAGCCCGCTGGATGATCCACTTGTTCTCCGGATGCCGTTCGATCTGAACGAGTTCGGGCGGGAACATCTCCAATGCGCAGTGGTCGCTCTCTTCGATTGTCATCAACGGGTCGAAGATGTCCGGTCTGCGCAGGCGAACGATCACCTTGGAATCCCGCATCGAGTCCCTGAGCATCTGCTTGATTTCATTTGCCCAGTATGTGCGAATGCACTCGTTGAGGAAATCAGACGTGGCCTCGTTGTCCGCCGAGATGACCGGCATCCCTATGAAATTCACGGGGATGTCGATGATCGGCTTGGCAAAGCCTGCTCCCAACCCGTTGTCTCCGGAATTCCTGTACAGCGCACGCAGCGCCTCGTAGTTGACGATGGAGTTCTCGCCCATCGGCCGCTTCGTCGTCCAGAAGCGCAAACCGAAATTCGGTAGGCCGAGGAAGCGGAGGGTGCTCGTGCTGCTCCAGGGAATCAGAGCGCGGGTCATATCGACCCACGCGCCCGAGACGCTGTAATACATCTCGCTCAGCTTATTCAGAACTTTGCCCACTGAGCATCCCTTCCAGTTCTTCGATCAACTGCGCGGCCTTCTCCTGTACCTCGACCGGAGCTTCGCGCAATTTCTCCAGCATTCCGCCGTCCTTGACTGTAATTACTTCCTCTTCGACACGTTCCTGCCGAGAAATCTTGATCACGCCGCCGCGATCCAGCACAGATTCCGCAGCTTTGATTCGCATGCCGTCGTCTTCCGTCGTCCGCATGACATCGACCAAGACCATCACGGCTTCGATCATGAAATCCTGCAGAAGCTCCAGCGCGGCAGCAGGAAGCTTCTTTCTGAGAACGGCGATTTCCTCGTTGATCCGGGGGAGAGCAAGAATCTCATTGACTTGACCCAATGAAATCCCGATGACCTTGCTCATCTGCACCCGCGAGTAGTTGGCGAGCTTGAGCACGACGACCATCTGCTCGACGTGCGGAACCTCTGCTGGCAGCAATTTCAGTCGCTTCGCTGTGTTCAGCTTGTACTGCCGCCGGATCCTGTCCACCTGGCTCTTCTTCGCTATCGCCCTGCGGACGGGTGTGGACTGTCGTCTAGCGGGCATTGACCATGCTCCTGTTCATCGCTTGTGAAATTCCAGCAGGAATACTCAGCGTAGGACGCTTCGTAGCAGCGACGGTTGCAAACATCGCCGCGTGGTGCCAGTGGTCTGCGTTGGAATTCTTCTTCCAGCGCCCCACGAGATTTCCTCTCGTGTTCTCCTCCTCCATCCTGACCATCTGCGTAAGCTGGTAGTACATGCCGTTGAAGCCCTTGCGCGGCATCTGCTCGCCCAAGTCACGCGCATCCGGGGGCAGAATTACAGCCCCGTTCAGCATGTCTTGGATCAGTGTGTCGAGAGCCATCGTCTTGTCGATGTTCACCCGGCCCGCCTCTTTCGTCTTGAGCGGGAAGAAATTTGCCATTTCGGAGGCTTGCTCACGCTCGTCGGAGAAGCCGATGCGGAGCTTGCCGTGGTATTTCATTGCAAGCTCGTGCGATTTCGTCTTCTCCGGGTGTGCATCGATGATTCCCGTCCAGGATGAAAGGGTCGAAAGGAACTTGTCCAGGTCGTTCCAGTTCCTGAACAATTTCAGATTCCAGAGCATCTTTCGGCCCTGCCGGTCGAAATGCCAGCACCAGACATGAAGCAGCGTGCCCACGTCGATTCCGATTGCCAAGTAGGAATTCGGAATGCCGCCCATGTGGTAGCCACTAACACGGCACTTGTCCAACAGTTCTGCTGAAATCTTGTCTCCGGGCGCTGCGTACGGCATCCCCATGTTCTGGTTCCAGAATGCCTTCAATTTCCTTATGTCGCGCTGCCCGAGGAAGTAGTCGCGGACGATTTC